AATTCCATTTCCATATCCCAAACATCATGTAAACTTTGTTTAGTAATTTCATGTTTAAAATATTGCCAAAGCTTTAAAGTTAGGGCCGCATCTTGTTCAGCATAAAAGCCAACATAGCCTGCGGGTAGTTTCCAAAGATCTGCTTTAGGATCTATACCCCACTCTTTTGCTTTTTCATTTAAGAAAGTTTCGTTTTTAAGTTCACCTAAGTAATCTTTTGCACACGCATTTAAACTAAAACTGTATCTGTTTTCATTTACAATTGCGGCCGCAATCATGGTATCTACAATCTTACCTTTGATTTCAAAACCATTAACCAATAACCAACCGACATCATAACTTGCGTTATGGAATATTTTTGTTGCCGGTGTTTTTAACATATCCTGCATCCAGGCCGTAGTCATAGCAATATCCATATTTCCACCCGCATCGTGAGCGATGGGAAAATACCATTGTTGGTCGAATGCGGCTACGGCAAATCCTACAATCTGACCATCGAATGTAGCCCAACCCGAACCTTTTGTTTTTAAATTTGGATCTTTAGTCTCTAAGTCGATTGCAATTTCTTTTGCTTGAGATAAGTCGGGGTATTCTGCCGGGCAAACCCAATCAGAATCATTATAGATAAAGTTAAGTTGATGAGTCATTCTTTTCCTTTTTTTGGTATCTTATATTTATAACAGTAATGCAACGCACAATAGTATTTTTTTTCATCAATTACAACCGCGATTTTATTACACTGACAACATTTNTTTTTTTCTTTTTGCATCTTTCATTTTTAAAATTTCTAAATTGCAATAGTGTTTAATTTTTTCTAAATCTTGAATACCACCTTTTTTCATATACCTACACACGTACTTAATAACGTTTCCTTGAAAGAACGTTAAGTTATTTTTTGATATAAATTCATACGGTTGAATTTCAAATTTAGTGTAATGGTTTCCACCTACCTGAGTGTGTTGTGGAAATGCTCCATCAAACATATCTTTATCTGACATAGTTAGCCTCATATAGTTTGTAATATTTTCCTAATGGAAAATTATATTGATGATGGGTGCCTAACAAATGTAATGTTCCTTTAGATCTGGTTGCACCCGTATACCAAACCCGAAGTTCTTTAACCTTTTCTTTTAAGTTTTTCTTTTCATAATGTGATGGAAAGTTACATTTACTAGATAAGACTACGTTATCTGCCTCTCCGCCTTTTACTTGATGAATAGTATCTATTATAATTTTAGGAGGTTCATTTAAATCTACACCTTCTTTAATCATTTTTAAAAAATATTGTTTATCTTTCTCTTTAAATTTTCTTTTAAATACTTCTATCCATGGGCCCTTTTCATCTCTCATACCACATCTTAGATGTAATTCATCAAAATTAAATACTTGATTAGGATGAGCAAAACTCCACTTTTTACTATCTTGAGATCTAAAACCGTGATCGATGTTTAATAAATATTCATACATGATACAGGCCTCTTCTCTTGTAATACTTCCACCTTCGCATATCTTTTGCCAATATTGTATTGCTTGGAATTGGTTCATATCAAAAGATTTATTACCTTTTACATCTTGGTAATATAACGAAAGATTTCTTGCCTCTTCTTGTAATTCTTTTTTTACATCGTTTATTCTAGCAAGCACTAACCAATTGCCTTCAAGATCCCAAGGCACTTTCTTTAAAGTATTCCAATAATGAACAGATCCCTCTTTATCATTCGAATAAAATTCTTTCTCTACTCTATTACCCTTCATTCCCTCTAATAAACATTTAGAAAAGAAATGTACATTTTTATTAAGTCTTACCGATTTTTTTAAAATAATATTTCGTCCAGGAAACGTTTGAAAATATTCCACCTCAGCCCCATTCCATTCATAGATTGCTTGATCGTCATCGCCTGCAATATAAACTCTCCAAACATTCTCAGCTATTTTTACGACCATATCCCATTGTAATGGTGTTAAATCTTGGGCCTCATCTACCATTAAAACTTTTATAGGTAACCTTGCTCCATCGGTAATAAATTTTTGTACCATGTCTGTGAAATCAAGTCTGTCCGCTGTCCGGTGTCCGTTCTCCAATTCCATTGTTTTAAATTCCTCGTAGCCTGCGATAATAGACTTAAACTGTTGTAGTCGAACATTCTTTCGAGTTTGTTGTTTATATAAAGATACCGGATCAACTTTCATGTTTCTTGCACGATCATAAATTTGTAATGACCAATTATTATAGACTTTAGCCTCATCGTAATCATCTTTATAATTTACTTTGACGGTTCCGTATTGTGTATGAAACATGAGCATGTCTGCTCTTGGATCAAGCACTGGAATTTCTCCAAACTGTTGTCTTGCTAAACTATGTAAGGTTCTAAAATAAGTAAATCGATCTTCATCATACTCGCTAAATTTTTTACGAATACGACTAACACATTCATCAACTGCTTTATTGGTAAATGAAATATAACAAATCTCTTCGGGTTGGATACCCTGTTTTAAAAACCTTTGAACTCTCTTAAGTAGGTTTTCTGTCTTTCCTGTTCCTGGTGGGCCGAATATTTTAATTGTCTTCCCACGCAGCTTTTTGTTTAACGAATTTAACATCTTTATTTTTATGTTCACTTTGTTTTGGTAAACTTACNACCCAATGACGTGTATCAATGTTTTGGAATTTTTTCTTAGGTGTTGCTCCACCCGCTTCTAAAAATCTTGTACAATCTTTCTCNGACCAATTGTAACCCATCTTCTTCATAAACTTTCTAAAAGTCTCTAACTTAAATCTCATTTCTACTTTATCAATCCATATATTGCCAGATTCGATTTGATCAAACTCAGTAGTATCTTCTACGTCTTCTAAGAATTGAGATAGTCTAGAATTAAATACATCAGATTGTTCTTCATGTGCATCGAAACCTTCCATGTCTTGTTTGTTTGAAACTAATTCATCTAACCAATCTCTATATGGATCTGGGTCTCTTTTAGTTGGTTTAAGAGGTCTCCAAACAATATCATAATTTAATAATTGTTCTCCGAGTAGTTGTTGTTGATACAATTGTTTTGTAGATAACCTTACTGATTTACCGTGAATAGGAAGTATCCAATAAGGCTCTGGATATGAATTTACTTTAATAAGTTTACCAACTTCTGGAATTGCTTCATTGGCCCCAATACCATGCTTACGTCTTAAACAAGTAGATGATGAACAATGCATTCTTGCAATTGATGTTTTACATTTATACGCATAGTCCTTATTCTCTACTCCTCTAAAAATATTTTCTAATTCTTGTGGATGTAATTTTTCATTACAAACTTTACCCATCATTTCTCGAGTCCAATCTTGGTACATTACCGGATCTGGGTTTATTTTTTTTGCAAGTACTGCAACATTAAACATTGCATCATTTCTGCCTTCACCTTTCTTAACTTTATTTTTCATAAAGTTTACTACACATGGTGGATAATCTTTAGTCTCATCATCCTGGAATATTTTTAATTTTTTAAAATCTGTAGGGCTAAGTCTGTAAGGTTGTACAAACTCAAATAATTTATTTATTGGAATTGAATTACCTTCATCATCCATAGCAACACGAGTAGTCATGTGTGCCTTTTGATATGGTAAATTTACAAAGTTACCTTTTCTTTTTTTATTCCAATCTTCCGGTGTTAAATCTACTTCATCCTGTGCGGGATAAATATCGGTTTTAGTATCGTTAACCCCAAGGTCTGAGGCAAGTTCAATTAATTTTTTTCGCATTGATGATGCGGGTATTACACCATCAATAAATAAAACTAGATGTAGACCATTTGATTTTGATCTAAATGGTATTAGTGGGTATTTCCTCTTCCGTATAATCGATATAACTTCCTTATGCTGTATATTATAACGATCAACATCGATGACCCCCCAAGAGCATGTATTATCATCTCTAATGGGAACTGATCCATAGTATTTTTCTCCTGTTAAATGTTGTAACCAATGCTCTTTAGTCATGGGTTTAGGTTCAACCCAATGTTTGAATTCTTGCTTACCATCACGGTCACGTTTTTGACCTAATGGTTCAGAAGCACCAAAATATGTAGCAGAGCCCTGGAAGAGTTGTATAAACTCCCCCAGGGTCTTGTCAAGTATGTCCATAGTTAAAATGGTGTTTTTTCTACAGACTCTTCTTTATCATGATTTACTTTTACAGCGCCTTGCTTACAGCTTTTGTAAAAATTGTAAGCCGCCTCTAGGACATCATTAGATTGAACTGAACCTTGATGCTCGATCTCCCAACCGTACCAAGAACCTAACTGATTCTTTTCTAGTACCGTTTTAAGAGTGTACATCTGAGTAAATGGTGCAGGTTTAAAGTAACCTGTTCCATCTTTTTTCTTTTCTCTAACTGACATCATCATTGAATTCCACTTCTTAGATTTTTTTCTTTGAGTAGATTTCATGGTCATCATGGCAGTGCTAGCAACTCCTTCGCCCTCAACAACCAAAACATAATGAGAAGCAGTCTCTTCAACGTAGTTTCCGTTTTCAAGTCTGTC